AAACTGTAAAAAATTTGTAACGAAATGCATACAAAAGTATCTCGCCGCTTCGGCGGATGGCGGGCGGCGATGGAACGCCGCCCTCCTAAAAAATTCCCCGGGGGAATGATATTTGAAATGTTTTCAAACCCTTTAGTCATAGTATTATCTATGGCTTATAGGGCTCGGGTACCTTTTAACAGTTTTTCCCTCTCCTTTCGCTGTTAAAAGTCTATAAGCCATATATAATACTATGACTAAACTGTTATATTTCTATTAGAAAGGGGGTTTGAAGTATGGCAAAGAAAAAAGAATCTCAGCAAAAGCAACCTACAAAAAAGATAAGACCTGCCACGACACCCGAAGCTAGAGAGAATCAGTTGATTGCATTGGCTGTAGACCTTGCTGAGAAACAATTATTAGAGGGAACCGCTTCATCTCAAGTTATAACTCACTATTTGAAGCTTGGAACGCAGAAGGAGAAGTTAGAAAGAGAGATATTAGAGTCAAAGAAAGAGCTTATGAAAGCTCAAACAGAGAATTTACAAGCAGCTAAGAAGATGGAAGAATTATATGCCAATGCTATCAAAGCAATGCAACATTATGGCGGCCATGACACAGAGGAAGAAGAGGACGACTATGACGATTACGAAGATTAGAACTTACAGCGAGTTGATACAGTTTAAAACCTTCTTAGATCGATACCGTTATCTTAAACTGAGTGGTACTGTTGGAGAAGAAACATTCGGTATGGATAGATATTTGAATCAACAATTCTATAGATCCAAAGAATGGAGAAAAATAAGAGATGAAATAATATTACGAGACGGTGCATGTGATTTAGGAATTCCTGACAGAGAGATACCAAGTCGAATAATAATTCATCATATGAATCCGATAACAAAATACGATATAATTAATAAAACGGATTTTCTATTAAATCCAGAATACTTGATTTGCACTATCAAAACTACGCATAGTGCGATACATTACGGAGATGAGACTCTGTTATTTCCAGATTTAGTAGAACGAAGTCCTAACGATACTTGTCCGTGGAAAAGGAGGTAGGTATGGACAGTATTCTAACGTCAATCAAGAAATTATTGGGTATACAAGAGGAATACACTGTATTCGATGCTGATATCATGATCCACATTAATACCGCCTTTGCTATACTCAACCAGTTAGGGGTAGGGCCGGCTGAGGGTTTCATGATAGAAGGTCCAGATGAGATTTGGGATGAATACATTAAGGATTATAACTTCGCAATGGTAAAAAGTTTCATATATATTCACGTAAGATTAGCTTTTGACCCACCAACAAGTACAGCGTTACTAGAAAGTATGAAACGCACCCTAGATGAACTAACTTGGCGTCTAGAAGTAGAAGGTCAAAATAGAACTTCCGATTAGAAAGGAGGTGACACAATGGATGACATAGATAAAACAACCTATGATGAGATTAAACACCACGGAATCAAAGGCCAAAAGTGGGGAGTTAGAAGATTCCAAAATGAAGATGGTACTTTAACTAAAGCTGGAATGGCTCGTTATAAAGATGAAGTTAACTCTAAAGAGCGATATATTAAAGAAGGAACAGAAATACAGAACATATCTAAAAATCAACTGAAATTAGGCAATGGTAACCATAAAGGTAATCGTCTATATGTATCATATACAGATTATGATAAAGATGAATATACAAGTCTTATGGGTAACTTCATGTATGGAGGAGATAGTGCATATAAAAATACTTTTGTTGTAAAGAAAGACATGAAAGTGGCTAGCGACCAAGACGTAATAAAAGCGTTTATAGAGATAGCCAAGAAAGATCCTATTGGAACAGCTAAAGATATCGCCAATGCACATAACGAAAATGCTATGTTCTTCAAGAAATCTGAAAAAACATTAGCTAAGAAAATTTCACAGTTAAACGATGATCCTAACGACCAGAAAAACATCAAAATGGCGCAAGATTATGTAGCCAAAGCCATAATGGGTAGTAAAGCTACAACTACAAATAATTTCTATTCGTATTTGACAAAGAAAGGTTTCGACGCTATAAGTGATACTAACGATAGAAAAGGTGGAGCGCAAGATCCTCTTATAATACTAAATATGGATGTAATCAAACAAACCGGATCTGTGCATTTAACGTCGAAAGATCTAGAAGCCTACTATCAATACACTATGGAAGATAAGCATACAAAACGTGCTAATGACCATACTAAAATTCAAAGATAGGAGGTGATAAGAGTGAACAACGAATTACAACACCATGGTGTCAAAGGTCAAAAGTGGGGAGTTAGAAGATTCCAAAATTCAGACGGTAGTTTAACAAATGAAGGAAGAAGACGATATTCAAGCGATGATTTTAAAGATGCTAAAAAGAAGGTAGACAAAGGAAAAGAAGTTGTTGATGGAGTCACTAAAGCCAAGAAAAAAGCAGTAGAAAAGCAACACGAACAAAAAATTAAAAAAGACTTATCGGAAATGTCAGATCAAGAGTTGAGAGATATCGTCAATAGACTTAATATGGAAGAACGCTATACCCAAGTTATGAAATCCAGAGGTTTAGAACAAGGCAAAAGTAGAGTGGATAAAATATTAGAATATGCTGGTACTGCATTAACTATAGGAAGCTCTGCGTTATCGATAGCTATAGCGATAAAAGAATTAAAAGGATAATATACGAAAGGAGAATTCAAAATGGCTTTGTCAAATACGGCTACGCCTATTTATTATGGTAAATTCAGAGACGCGGTCATGCGAGGAGAAATCCCAATATGCAGAGAGATCTCAATGGAGATGAATAGGATAGACGATTTGATAGCTAATCCTGGGATATATTACGATGACCAAGCGATAAACGGTTTTATAGATTACTGTGAACAGGAATTAACCCTTACCGATGGTGGGGATTTGCATTTACTGGATACATTTAAATTATGGGCCGAACAAATATTCGGATGGTACTACTTTGTGGAGAGAAGTGTGTTTGAACCGAGTCCCGATGGACACGGCGGGAGATATGTAACTAAAACGATAAAGAAAAGATTGATTAACAAACAATATTTAATCGTGGCGAGGGGTGCAGCCAAGTCGATGTATAGTTCGTGCATTCAAAATTACTTCTTAAATGTGGATACTTCGACTACACACCAAATAACAACTGCTCCCACTATGAAACAAGCTGAGGAAGTTATGTCGCCAATGCGAACAGCTATAACAAGATCCAAAGGACCATTGTTCAAGTTCTTAACTGAGGGATCACTACAAAATACGACTGGCTCCAAAGCGAATAGGATGAAGTTGGCGTCCACAAAGAAAGGTATAGAGAATTTCTTAACTGGTTCTTTAGTGGAAATAAGACCAATGAGTATAAATAAACTTCAAGGTTTAAGAACCAAAATAGCAACTGTCGATGAATGGTTATCTGGCGATATCAGGGAGGACGTTATAGGTGCGATAGAGCAAGGAGCGTCCAAGTTAGATGACTACTTAATAGTAGCAACGAGTTCAGAAGGTACAGTTCGTAACGGTAGCGGCGATACAATCAAAATGGAATTAATGGAAATACTTCGTGGTGATTATGTAAACCCTCACGTTTCAATCTGGTACTATAAACTGGACGAAGTGGAAGAAGTTAATAATCCTAACATGTGGATGAAAGCTAACCCTAATCTAGGGAAGACTGTAACTTATGAAACATATCAGCTTGATGTAGAAAGAGCAGAAAAAGCCCCTGCAGCAAGAAATGATATTTTAGCTAAACGTTTTGGTATACCGATGGAAGGTTATACTTACTTCTTCACATACGAAGAAACTTTGCCAATGACGAGAAAAAGAGATTTTTGGGGTATGCCGTGTGCACTCGGTGCCGACTTGTCTCAAGGTGATGACTTCTGTGCTTTTACATTTATGTTTCCGTTACGAGATGGTAGTTTCGGAGTAAAGACTCGTAACTATATAACAGAGAAAACTCTTAGAAAATTACCAGGGGCTATGCGTATGAAATATGACGAGTTCATGGCTGAAGGTAGTTTGATAGTTATGTCCGGAACCGTACTTGACCTAGATGATGTGTACGATGATTTGGATAACCATATAGCAGACAAGAACTATGATGTTCGTTGTTTCGGTTATGACCCTTACAACGCTAGAGCATTTGTCGAACGTTGGGAATCCGAAAATGGACCATTTGGTATCGAAAAAGTTATTCAGGGGGCTAAGACAGAGTCAGTGCCACTGGGTGAACTTAAGAAACTAGCAGAAGACAAAGCGTTATTGTTCGATGAAGAGTTAATGTGCTTTACTATGGGTAACTGTATAACTCTGGAGGACACTAACGGCAATAGAAAATTACTAAAGAAAAGATACGATCAAAAGATCGACGCCGTAGCAGCCATGATGGATGCTTATGTAGCGTATAAGTTAAACAAAGATGCTTTCGAATAGGAGGAATTCAAAATGGCATTAAGTGATAGACTACAACATGCCTGGAACGCATTCCTTAATAGAAATCCACAGCAGTATTATGGAAATGGGACTTATAGTTATTACCGCCCAGATCGAATGCGTCCAAGATTAGGTAACGAACGTTCAATCGTTAATGCTGTCTACAATCGTATAGCGCTAGACGTGGCATACATTGATATTTTCCACGCTAGACTAGATGAAGATGGACGTTACACAGAGCAGATCCAATCGTCACTTAATGAATGTCTTACATTGAGCGCTAATATAGACCAAACTGGTAAAGCGTTTCTACAAGATGTTGTTATGTCAATGATGGACGAAGGATGTGTAGCGATAGTTCCTGTTGACACAACTATCAACCCTCAACAATCTGGTTCTTATGATATAAATAGTCTTAGAACTGGAAGAATAAAAGCATGGTATCCGGAACATGTAACTGTAGAGTTGTATAACGAGAAAACAGGAAGAAGGGAGGAAGTTACGTTACCAAAGAAGATGGTGGCTATTATCGAAAATCCATTATTTGCAGTAATGAATGAACCGAACTCCACTTTACAACGTTTAATCTATAAACTAAACTTACTTGACGTTGTGGATGAGCAGAGTGGTTCTGGCAAATTGGATTTGATTATACAACTACCTTATGTTATTAAAACTCCAGCTAGAAAAGAACAAGCGGAACAACGTCGTAAAGACATAGAAATGCAATTAGCAGGTTCTAAGTATGGTATAGCTTACACTGACGGTACTGAGAAGATAACTCAACTTAACCGTCCAGTGGAAAATAATCTACTTAAACAAGTAGAATACTTGACTGGAATGCTATACGGTCAGCTAGGTCTTACACCTGAAATACTTAACGGATCTGCCGATGAAAAAGCTATGCTTAACTACTACAATAGGACTATTGAACCAATCATTAGTGCTATATGTGATGAAATGAAGCGCAAATTCTTAACTAAAACTGCGAGAACACAAGGTCAATCCATAGTTTACTTTAGAAATCCATTCAAGTTGGTTCCAGTAGCCGAACTTGCTGAGATTTCAGATAAGTTAACAAGAAACGAAATAGCGTCATCGAATGAAATAAGACAAATCATCGGATGGAAACCTTCTGATGAAGCAGGTGCTGATGAGTTACGTAATAAGAACCTTAACCAAAGCAGTCAAGAGCTTAAAGCGCCTGAGCAAATTCAAAATGAATCTGTGAAAGAGGAAGATAAGGAGGAAAAAGATGAGTAAGTATGACTTTAGTGGTTGGGCTACTAAGAATGATCTACAATGTTCAGATGGTAGAACAATCAGAAGAGATGCTTTCAAGGATAACGACGGTCAAACAGTACCTTTAGTTTGGAATCATCAACACAACGATTCGCAAAACGTACTAGGCCATGCGTTATTGGAAAATAGACCAGAAGGCGTGTATGCTTACTGCAAGTTTAACGATACTCCTGCAGGTAAAAATGCAAAAATGTTAGTTGAACACGGCGATGTGTCTGCTTTATCTATCTATGCAAATCGTCTTAAACAAAACCAAGGTAACGTTACTCATGGTGTTATAAGAGAAGTTAGTTTGGTATTAGCTGGAGCAAACCCTGGTGCATTTATAGATTCTATAATGAGACACGGAGAATGCAGTGATGAAGAAGCTGTAATTTATACAGGTGAAGATTTAGTTTTAGAACACGCTGATAAGGAGGACGAAATGGAAAACGATAACAAAAAAGAAATGACTGTTCAAGACGTTGTTGATTCAATGACTGAAGAACAAAGAAACGTAATGTATGCGTTAATAGGGCAAGCGTTAGAAGACGTTAAACATGGTGAAGATGCTGATGAAAATCAAAATGAAAATAATGGTGAAGGAGAAGATAACGAAATGAAACATAATGTATTCGAAAACGATAATAACAAACAAAACAACATATTATCTCATGCTGATATGGAAATGATATTAAAGAATGCTAAAAGATGCGGTTCTTTAAAAGAAGCTGTATTAGCACATGCTGACGAACATGGGGATGCTATATACGATAATTATGGTATAAAACCAAACGCTGACGGCGAAGGTATATCTATGTTATTCCCAGAATACAAAAATCTTAACAACGTACCAGAATTCATAAAAAGAGACACTGGATGGGTTGCACAAGTAATGGGTGCTGTTCATCATACACCATTCTCTAGAATAAAATCTATGTTTGCTGATATAAGAGAAGAAGAAGCTAGAGCATTAGGTTACATGAAAGGTGACTTAAAGAAAGAAGAAGTATTCTCACTATTAAAGAGAACTACTGACCCTCAAACTATATACAAAAAGCAAAAATTACACAGAGATGACGTT